ATAGTAACAACCGTGGCCGCTGCGATGTTTTGCACGATGTTGTCGACTTCAACTGTGATTGCCTGCGCAGTTGAAACGGCAAATGCCGCGGTTTTCGTAAATGCGACCGTTGTCGAATCGGCTTTCTTGAAAAGTCCGATGTTACCTGTGTCATTTGACGTGCTGTAAATGTTGGTTGCATCCCCAACAATACTTTGCACCGAATTGACGACGACGCCGGTTCCCGCGGCGGTTTTGCAAGTAATCGAAAACGACCCGGTCGTGCCGTTGATTACAACCCATTCCCCGACAATGTTCGGGAAAATCAAATTCAAATTTGCGGTAAGCAATCCGGTAATCACTATGACGGGTTTGCCGTACTGCAATTCCGTTAAAGTGACATTGGCGCCCGTCATAGTGATGGCGGCGGCGCCAGTAGTGAAGTCGGGAAGCCACCCGGCGGCCACAGCGCCCGCACTTTCCGGGTTGGTAGTGTTGTTGTCGGTGGTATTGAACCAGTAGCCTAGGCCGTCCGAACGCAACACGCGGGCGCCCTTGGGATATCCGCCGACGTTGCTGTCCGTGGCGAAGGTGCCGTCGTAGACGTACCCTGCGCCAGCGTTAGCCCATCGGAGAATTGCCGACAGTTCATAAAGAACGCCGTTCATGTCCAAGCCGGAAGGCGGCGTGCCACCAGCCGCAAGTGGCGTTCGTGTCAATGGTGGAAAGCCGTCGACCAGTGACGCCGCACCAGCAGTAATGCCGATTTGGGAGTCGACCGGAATGTCATTTTTGGCGCCGCTTGCGGCGAATGGCAAAACGAGTTTGCCGGGTGCGTTAGTTAGCTGCATTTGTATTGCCTTCCTGAATAAATGGGGCTTGACCAAATGGCGCCGCCGACCCCGTGCCAGCTTCGGAAAAACCAAAAACAGGAATGTCGGTGGTAATGAGTATAGCACCGACCCCCGCTGGCCTTGGTAAAGCTCCCGATTGCGTCATAATCGCAAATTCATAATCTGTAAGCAAGAACTCAAACGTATACCTCAGATTCATGCCACCCAAATCGTTGACATAACACCGACCTCGACCGGCGAACATGTTTTGCAAAAGTTGATTTAACGAAGGTGAATTTGTGGCGGAAATGTTCGATAACGCCTTAACTAAAATCAATTGCCGGTAAGCATCATCGGCAAGTCGATATGTATTTGTCGCCCCCTGCGTTCCGTCCCAAAAAGGTTGTTCTCCAAAAGGATATGAACCGGGCAAGGCGTCACTAAATCCAAAATATGTATCTGGCGGCGGTATCTGCAATTCACGCGAGATATTGACAATGCGACCCCAAATGTCTAGGCCGAAGCCTTGGGCAGTTTCCACATTCCAAACAAAATCATAAAATGTGTTGAAGTCCGACCGTGGGTCAATATACTGGTCCATATTACGGACCAATTGCGTAATTGTGGCGCTGTTGCCGTATTGGCTGATTATGGTTTCTTCGACGTTAATCATGGTCAAACCAGCGTAACGGAAATATCGGAAGCACTCAAGGTCGGCTTTTGGTCAATCCCGACCGACACTTGGCTTAATGTTGGGGTGCTGGTCCCAATCAGAATGCTGATGAGGGACACATTCGGCGCCACGCTCACGACAGCGCCATAGTAGCGGCTGGCAAGTATCAAAGACCCCATGCGCTCCCGCGTGGTGCCGTCGGCCCCATTGAAGCGCGCAATGATTGCGTCCTGCACCAGTTGAACAATGTTCGACGGCAAGCTGGCGTCGTTGACCAATTGCACGGCAAATTTAACTGGAAGGGCCGCGGGGCGTTCAAATTTGACAGTGTAAGTCGGTTGCGGATAGTTATAGCCGCTGGCGTCAGTGACTACGACGGACGTGTTGCCGTTGTAATCGCACCCGGTATCCTTTTTTCGCCAGATTGCGGCGGCAATGTCAGCGTCGGTGCCACCCACAACGGCCACATAGACCGAATGCTGGAGCAATGGATAATTGGTGCTTCCAGTGTTCACCGTGTTGCCGCTTGGGTTGTCCTTGACATAGACGTCGAGAACGTCAGGCAATGCGAACACTTCCGCATAAATGGCGGCCGGTGTCCCCTTGCCGTTCAATGCGACAGAATTCTTCCGCCGGTATTCAAAGTCGGCCCGGCTTTCAACGTCCTGCCCCATGGTGCCATCGGCCGCGTTCGTGATTGCGTCCCAGCCCGGCACGGCTTGATAAACTTGGGTCAAGGTTCCGGCCGCGCACGGAATGGGGCCATTTTCAATATTTTGGAATTCGGCGTCGACGGTGCCAGTGGTGCCAATCGTTGCGGCGCCGGAAGCGGCGTAAGTGTTCCCGCTTGTATCTTGGGCCAAAGTGCCCGCCGGAATGACGGTGCCCACCAGGCCGGTAAGTGTGGCCGTCACGGCTGTCGGCGTGGCTGGCTTGCGGGTCAGAAAGTAAATGCGCCCGATTGCGTCCTGAAAACGGTCGGCGGAATATTGGGGGTCGACTTGATTTACGAAAGTTGCAATTTCGTTATTTTTGTCAGCAATAACGGCGGCCTGGCTTGATGCAAGTTGCCCTTGCGGAGTCTCAAGCGCCGGGTTTAGCCCGCCACCGAATGCCGCATTCATGTCGGCCTGTACGCCCGCCAATACGTCAGTTTCCGCCGGAATGACCAAACCAGCGGCCGTAAATTGAATTTTTGGTACTGCGCTGGATGCCATCATTGCCCCTTAGAAGGTCACGCCGTTGGCGGTTCCTGTTTCGTCAATAAATTGAATTTGTCCGGTAATTTCGCGGGCGTCGAATGCCGAAATTATACATTGGGCAGTCACGACGCCGGGGACCGTCAAGGCCGCCTTTTCAATGTAGCCGGTCAGCAGGGACGCGGGCGGCAAGTGGCCTAGAACGTCCTCAAAATACGGAATGCCCTTGGTCGTCGCATACCACAATTCACCCAGGAACAAGCGCACGGCGCTGGCAACGTCTTGCGCCAGGGCGTAAGGGGGCGTCGCCATTGCGATATTTCCGGCGCTGTCAATGACCAAATCCCATGCGGATTGATCTAGTAAAAGTGTGTTGTATTGCGTCATGTTGGGGGTCCGCTGTTGCCGCCGCCAGGCTGCACGCCCGAATGGGTATGATTATGAACGCTTGCGCCCTGTGCTGTCACGTCGCCCGTCACATTCATGGAGCCGGAGAATTGCGCCGCACCCCCGCCAGTTTGGGAAATGGTGCCATTTAGGACCGTGGCGCCGTTGACCGTAAAGGTGGGGGTCGTGACCGTGGTCGACGTGGTCCCGTTAATTTCCACAGTAGCCGCATTCAATTGGATATCGGGAGCGTCCAGCACCACGGCGACCGGGGAATGAATCTTGATGCCCGCGGCGCTGAATTGAACATATTGCGTCGGGGTGCCGTTAAGCATGCCGCCCAGGTACATACCGTCGGAAAAGCTGTATTGCCGGAAGCTGCCCGGATTGCCTTGTTTCTTGGTCGCCTTGATCTTGGAAATATCGCGGGAAGCGAAAACGCAAACGCCAATGTCCCCTTTTTGCGGGTCCATGATGATGCCATTGGCGCCGCCCTGCAGCCGCAAATATGGGACATTGTGAATGGTCACATGGGGCGTCGGGTTGCCCTGGCCGTCCAATTGGTTGACCAAGGGCGTGACGTCGACAAAGCCTACCGGGGACAGTGCCCCGGCGTTCGTGCAAGATTCCACGCGGACAAGGGTCGCGGTTTGCATCTTCGACAATGCTTGCTGCACCATAAAGGCGATATTGTTGAATTACCCCCAAGTGCTGGAAGGCTTCAATTGCCCGCTTGGGATGCCGTTAGCGTCCGACATTGGGTGCCCCTCTATGTGTCAGCAAATAGGCCATTGCTTCAAAAAGTGTGTATTCATTATCTTTGGCAAGACCCAGCATTACATTACAGCAGGCGCACAAAATTCCGCGAACCTTCCCGGTCGCATGACAATGGTCGATATGCCAACCCGCCGGGCTTCCCGGATTAGTTGTTTTGCAAATAGCGCATGAATTGTTTTGTGATTCGAGCATCAAATCATATTCTTCAACGGTAATTCCGTACTTAGTTTTTAATCGCCAGTTACGTTTTAACGCTGATTGTGCGGCCTTATTTTTCAACCCATATGCCCGCGCACGTTCCAAATCGACTAATTTTTGTTCGGGCGTCCGATTTGCGTAATGTTTGGCGTTATGCTTTTTGGCATTGGCCTTCTTTTTATCTTGGTCTTTGTACGCCATGATTTCACCTCACCACGGCAAGACCGACCGAATTGCCACGAATCGAAGAGAACCAGGCGCCGCCCGGCTTTTCCGATTCCAGCCTATGGCCGACCGAAGTAACGACCCATTCCCCGGCCGCTTGTTGCACGTCAGTTTCCAATTTGACGGAACCGCCGAAGGTTACGGCCGGATTGAATAGGGTTTGAAAATTGACGCCCACACCGTCAAACGTCGGATAACCCACCAGGCCGGACGCTGGCGATATCAGCGGAATGATTACTTTGCGCGGAACATTCGGCGGCGTGATTGCCAAAATCTTGTCGTCAAGATACAGGTCGCACCCGGCGGCCCGCGCAAGGTCTTTGGCCTGTTCCATGCCGGTATTGGGCAAATAAACGTCGGTCAATTGCGTGGTGACGCCGTTATTTTCAAAGGTGTAGCCCAGGTCGCGGGCAATTTGCGCCATGACCGAAGCCACGTCGACGCGGCCTTTGAAACTCCGCGGCGGGATGGCCTTCAAAGCGTTGAAAAATGCCGATTGCGCCTGAATGTGCAAATACACGTCCGGCATGCTTTGGTAATCAGCCCAGGCGTTGACGATGTTCCCGGCGAATACCAGCGTTTCCGCGGCACCGTCGATGGCGAACACTTCCACGGTGTTGGGAATCAGTGTGCCGGGCTTCCATTGCAGCGTCGTAACGCTGTTCATGTCGACTTGCTTCACGCCAAAAATTTTAGCGCGTAGCGTGCCCATCATCATGCCGCCAGCTTTGTCGATATCAGCGATTGCGCGGAAGCCCTGCAGCGTAATTTGGTCATTGTTGCTTGAACCGAATTTGCCAGTCCCTAGCGTAATGACAAAGCGCAATTGTTTCTTGTTGCTAAATGAGGGCATATTCTTCCGCCGTCAAATAGACCAAAGAAAAGCGGTCGCCCAATCCGGCATAAGACGGGTCGTCGCTGCCTTGGGTGTCAATAAAAAGCAAGTTCCCGGCAAAGCCGGTATATTCGCGGCAAACCAGCGGAACGGCGTCGCGGGCAATAACACTGGTGACGATATCCACGCCGTCCGCATTTATGTCGACAAAAATCCCTTGCGGCTTTTGGTTAATCAAAAGCTGGCAATTCTGGCCGCCCAAAACAACTTTGGTCGATTGGGACGGGATAGGCTGTAAAGGTACGCTTTGCATCAGTTCACCAATCCTTGAAGGTAGGCCCCGGCTTTATCAGCAAGGGCGGGCACTTTGTCCGCCAGGCTCTTGAGCGTGGAAGCGTTCGGCGTTTGCGCCTGCACCTTACCATTGTCAGCTTGCGGCGTGGCGCTGGCGTCCTTTGGCTTGTCGACTTGCCCTTTGTTCGATTGGGCATAAGAGGCCGAAACCTGGCGGATTTCCTTCAAGGTGATTTCCACAATCAGCAGGGTCGCGCCCTTGTTGCTCCGGCGCTGGTAGTTGTACCGTTCGACGCTGTAATTGATGTAAGTCACTTCCGGCGTTACCACGCTGTAAAGGTCCGTCGATTTGCAAGCGGTGTCGATGGCTTCCAAAAATGTGCGGCGGTTCTTTTCGCTGCCAGTGAGGCACAGCGTAACCACGGGCGACGCTGGCGTTTCGACCTTGTTGTAGCTGGCGAAGCTACCACGCTCAAGCGGGAAGTCGCTTACGCGGGTTTCTTTGGAGTAATCAACGGCCCCGGTCGATAAGGTAGAACCCAGCCCGGCCGCGTCCAAAGCGTTGCCAATGAGGCCCGAAAATTTGGCCGGGTCGCCCAGGGGTTTGCCTTTGCTGTCGAAAATTCCCCAGCGGGTTTGCACTTGGAAAATGCGCCATAGCATGCCCTGCAGCAACCCCAGGCCAGCACGTAGGGACGGCGGGAAATTGGGCGAACGTGGCAACGCCGGGACGCCTGGCAATTTGGGCACGTCAGGGAATGGGATAAGCGCCATATCAATTCAGCCCGTAATTTGCTTGCGATGTAAAAAGGTAATCCAGCGACTTGCCCATGTCTTTGGCGATGCCGTTCGCATCCGTGGCCGCCGAATAAACTTTGACCTCTCCAATGTGGGTTTCGACGCTTCGATTACCAGCCCCAGGGGCGCCCGCAAGGTTGCCTTGGGCAACTTGACCAGCACCAGCCCCGGCGGCCGCCTGAGAGGCCCCAGGCACGCCCCCAAGCATGGCAAGGGCCATTTGTCCGCGCTTCGCCGCTTCGCCCGCTCTGTCGGCCGGGCGTTCATAGTGCATGGATACTGCGGCGGCGGCTTCGGCGGCGCTACTTGTTCCGCGCAATTTGGCCCCGGCGGCACGCTCATTGCCTTGGGTCAATTCATAGTGCATGAAGGCCATTTGCTCTTCAAGCGTCGACCCTTGAATGGGTTTGCCAAACTTCTTTTGGAATTCGGCTTGCCGGTCAGGGTGCCATTGTGCAATGCCGTATGCCTTGCCGTTGTCGCCCACCGCCCCAGCGTTAAAGGCTGATTCCCGTTTGATATTGGCCGCCAGTCCGGCCGCTTGCTCACGCGACCAGCCTTGGGCCTGAAAATAGGCCATGGCGGCTTGCTCTTGGTTCGACGCACCCTTACCCCCAGCCGAAGACGTGGGGGCCGTGGCGGGTGGTGCAGGGGGCGGGGATTCGCCGTAAGTCTTGCCGTTGCCGTTCATGAATTCCCCCGCTGCAAATTTGACCCTATCCCAATCACGATTCCATACGGCGGACAGGACGTCGGCGCCAGCAATCGCCCGATAAACCAAGTCGCTTAACAAGTCCTTGAGCCAGCGGATACCGGCGCCAGCGGCCTTAAATCCGGGCTCCCATTTCGACCAGTCAATGAAACTTTCCCCGCCGCGCTTCCATGTCTGGTAATCCTGATATAGCAATGCAATTGCCGCGGCCAGGCCCGTGACGGCGGCCACAGTCAGGTTAATGGGGATGGTTGCCGCGGCAATTGCACCCAGGCCGACCGCAATGACGGTTAGGAAGGCGTTGACGAATTCCTTATTTTCCCGCATCCATGCGCCAAAATCGGCCATGATGGAAAAGAGCTTTTCAATGGCTGGGGTTGCGGCCGACAAAAGTTCGCGCCCGAAGGCTTCAAAACTTTGGCGGCTGTCAGTCATTGCCAATTTGAGGCGGCTAGACTCTTCGGCCTGTTGCTTTGTGACGGCGCCAAATTCCTTTTGCCGCTTAATCATCAATTCAACTTCGGAACGCCCCTTTAGCAAAAGTTGCATTGTTCCTTGGTCAAGGCCCATCATACGGCCCATATTATTGGCCGTGGTGCGGTCCATTTTGCTGAAACGGTCAGACAGTTCCAGCAGCAAGTCGTTGACGGGTTTGGCTTTCCCTTGAGTGTCCGCCAGGCTCAAGCCCAGCGCGGAGAAATAGGGGATAAGGCCGCTTTGCCCGGTAAGCTGCAATTCCGTTTGCGACTTACTGAGCATATCCATGGTGCCTTGGAGCCCGGACGCGGAACCCCCGGCAAGTTCGGTCGCATTGGACCAGGCGGACACGGTCGCCACGTTGGCACTGAGATTTTGCGAAAGACGGTCGAGGGCGGCGGACGATTCGACGGTTTGTTCAATGAACCGCTTAACGGCCATGGTGCCGCCAATAATTGCCAGGAATTTGGTCGCGCTCTTGGCTACATTCTCGAAACCTTCGGCGCCGTCCTTGCCTGATTTTTTGAGCTTCGCCCCGGCTTTATCGGCTTCGGCGCCGGTATCCTTGAGGCCCTTGTCGACCTTGTTCTTACCCGCGCTAAATTCCGAAGAATCTAGCCCAAGTTTTACAAGCAAGCTGTCGATGATTGTAGGCATGTGGATTATTCCCGGTTCGCCAAAGCGTTATTGTAGTCATCTACCGTTATGACTTCCAGCATATCGTAGACGTCTTGCACCCCATAAACCGTATCCAATTCGTGCAGCGTTGCCATGCGTTTGGAAAGCAACGTGCCGATAACGGCCGAAAGATTCAAGTATTCCGCGAACCCTTTTTGCGGGCCGCCGCCGGGGAGCCTTCGGAGATTGAGGGGGCGACGGCCTTCAAAAAACCCGTGTGCAATTTCCACACTTCGGCGCGAAGTTTCACGCGGGTCGAAATTTCTTCAATGTCCTCTTCAATCAAATTTCGGACAATTTGCGGTTTGCTGGGGTCCGGCATGATTTGCACGCAATCCCACATTTCGGACAAGAGCGGTTCCGCGACGTCCCATTTGAGGCCGGAAAGTGCCTTGATGCCCACTTCCGCCATGCCTGCCATGCCCAGGCGTTCAAAGCCGTCGGGGAGTTCGACATTGTTCGCCAGCAGCGCCAAGATTGCCCGCATTGCCCAGGCTTCGGCCCTGCTGGCTGGCATTTCGGTAAGCACGAAGGTTTTGCCTTTGTCGCGGCCTTCGTCCGTTACGGTGTAATTCAGGGTATTGCGTGCCATGATTGATTCCTCTCCGAATCGTTACCCCTCTCCAATTGGGAGCCCCGAACCATTCGCGCAGGGAGAGGGCTACGCTTTCAACGGCCGGGGCCGCTGGTCCGGGGCAAACGGTTACAGCAGGGAGCGGTTGACGCTTTCCCAGGTGATGACGTAGTCGACCGGCTGCAAGACTTTTTGGGCGTCCGGAATCTGCTTTGCGTTCGTGAGAATGCCGCGGGTCAGCGTGAAGGCTTCCCCGGTGCTGGGCAGCGCAATGGAGCCCGACACGAAATAGACTTCCCGGGCCGTCTTCATGGCCTGAATCAGCGCCGTGAAAATGTCTTTGCTGGGGCTGTCCGCCTGCAGCGTAATGGTTTGCTTCACCGGGTTAGGGACAAAGCCGGCCGTCATGCGGCCGTCGACGCCCATTTGGACTTCCGCCAGGTCGATGGCTTCCGTGGTGAATGCGCGGTCGGTGGCGTAGCCACGAAGCTGCACCGGGGCCGGGAAGAGGCCCGGCACCACGATGGTGAAAACGCTATTTGCGCTGGTGATGGTGGTATCCGACATGGTGCGGGCTCCTTACATGATGTCAATGGAAGCGACGGTGATCTTTTGGACCGCGCCCCCATCGG